GCCTGTACCAAACACTTGTAGTTGTAGTTTCCATACTGAACAAGTGCGTTCACCTGATAAGTGGTATTCGCATTCCATGTTGGATTCAGCGGATGCAGGAAGTTAGCCTGATCAGCAGAGACATACAGGTTGGAGGTCTCTGTGATAGTAGAATCCCATCCTGTAAGCTGCGCTACAAGGTTGTGAATGGACTGTGGTTCTCCACGTAGCTGATAGTTCGTCGTAGCTGTCTTAACGCGCTGACGACGCTGCTGTGGCGTTGCCATGTAATCGGTAGCAAGACCCAACTGCTGCCCAAGAATATCTAGATCGGTAGCAGATACTACGTCTGGATTATTCAGGTTAAGGAAACTGTCGTATCTATTCTTCAAGGTATCCAAACCAAATCCCAGAACGTTCAAGTAGTTCTGTAGAGAAGGATTGTCTACTGCTGTATTGCCGAAAGTATCGGACCCCGCAATCTTATATGGTTGTGGGGTTCTGTTGTATAGCTGATTACCATAACCCTCATTGGCGAGAGCCAGGTTGGCAGCATATCCAGCAGGATTCCAGGTAGGCACATATGGACCCGTGGCCCACCACACACCACCCTGAACAGGCGTGTTGTTAGTGTTGGATGCCTGCAAGCTGGTCCAGTATTGTCCATTGTAAAGAACCTGATAGTTCGCAGGGTAAGTAGTTCCGGAATTCCATGCTGGCGCTTCGGCAGACAGGAAGATCGCGTAGTAATAGATCAGTCCGGGTGTCAAGCCAGTATCGTCATAAGACTTCTGAATCGTAGACGGAGTGAACTGCTGTAGCAGTGTTCCGTCTAATGGAGTAGTCGGATAACCATACTGGCTACGAACCAGCTGCATGTACTTCCAGGAAGTTGCATTGGGGGCATTCCACGATAGCGTGATCTCCCCATAGTCTGCCTGTGTTGCAGTGAAGGGAGTTACGCTGTAGTCAATTGGCTGTGAGTATCCATAGAACGGAATTCCATAGATATCAACACCAAATCCTTGGCTCATGCGTTACTCCTTATAGGTTGTTAACAGTAGGTGCATCACGCTCGTAGGTGATAGACATGAATGCGGTTGCAGTAATTCCAGTAGTTAAGCAGTTCTGGTATGCCTGCATATTGACGGAGACTCCCTTGGTCCACGGGAAGGTAAGGGATGCGGCCTGGTGATTAGAACGCTGCCAACCCTGTGGGAAGAAGCCAATAGTGTCTACAATCTCCCAGTTCTGTCCAGCCTGTAGAGCCTTAATGCCAAGAGCACCAGAGCGATCGAAAGCAGGTTGCTGGTTATCAGCGGGAAGATTGTCCGCATGCCATCTGATATAAATATCAAAGCGGTACACACCTGTTCTTGGACATGTAAGGTTTGGACCGCCTGTAAACATTCCGTGAGTGTCCCAGGTCACAGCAGACCAGTTCATTGTCTTTGACTGGTTGTAAGGAACTACTACATTGTGCAGGTGTGCATTTACATAAGGCTTCGATACCCCTTGGCGCACAGCAGTAATTCTATTACTAACTGAGGACCACTTGTTAACTTTGCCGTCAATGGTGTCCCACATTGGATTAGGACCCAGTGTGTTTTCCAGTGCGGTTACTTCATCATAAAGAACATTGACATCGGCTGCGTCTACGATATTCGTAAAGTCCGTTCTGTAATTGAACTTCTTTATCGCTGCCGGATAAATCGCTACCATTAGGACTCCTTAGAATGGTGAGGCGCTGACGTTTACTACGATAGTACCAGCGCTAGGTAGCTCATTCGGACGAAGGAGAATATCATTTGCACCAGTCTGAGAGGTGGCATCGTTTCTTACTAGCAGAGGAATATTCACATACTGTACGCCTGGAATATTGTACAGAGCTGAGTAGAAAGCAGACAATGGAACACGTGCTCCAAGTGTTGCGTTCGCAGTAGAGAATAGATTCTGAATAGCCTGAACGGCTGCCGTCTGAATTGTTGAAGGTGTGTAGCGAGAACTACAAGTAATAACTACAGGTGAAGAGTTGTTGCCTACGTTAATTGGGATCAATGAACATGGGGCAGCAGCCACTACAGTTCCCGCCAATGCTCTCGCTTGTAGATATGTGGTTACAGAATCCAAGATAGCCTGAGTAGGAATAGTGTTTCCTGTAGCAGCCACATAGCAGGTCACATTGGAATAGCTGTTAGCCACTGCGTTGGCCTGTGAGACAGCCGGAAGAGCCAGAGCAAGGTTTCCATAGTCCTGTAGCGTTACGGCTCTCTGCTGGGCTGTGAAGCTCTTTGGTGCGTTGACTCTGATGTGGTCGATGGTTTCTGCGTTCGCTCCACCAGTCGTCTGGGAAGATCCAGAGATGGTGATACCTAGGATTGGGGAAGCGATATCCACAATAGAGTTAGCGGTCAAGTTACCAATGGTTCCTCCACCCACACGATAGTTCGCATAGATAGCAAGACCAGCAGGAGGGATGAACCCATTAATACCATCACCAAACTGAATCGTTACTACACCATTGGCGTTCGTAGAATCAGACCAAGCAAGATCAGATCCTAGAGAGGACTGTAGAGAATTCACCTGGTTCCATGGGACGATTGGATCTGATCCTGGAGTAGCAGGGTAGTTTGGATTCTGTACATAGATAGTGATAGAGCTCTGGATAACAGGATTGTTAGCCAGGTTGAATGTTTGTAGCGGAGCACCCGTAGAAGTACCCAGTAACTCTGTAGTAATAGAGGTAGGTGTGCTAGTTGAATTTCCGATAGTGAATACAGCAGAACCCTGAGTCACACCCTGAATAACGGGGATAGCAAGAGTTCCACCATTACCAGGAACAGTACCCGTAGCAGTAGTTTCGAATACAAGTGGACCATTCAAGCTGGTGATGTAGTTAGTAGTTACCTGCGTAGCAGCCGGAACAACTACAGCGGCCCCACCAGGATTGGTTTGGAAAGTTACTGTACCCGTAGCGGCTAAAGCTGGTCCCGGAGTATATCCGAGTAACTGAGCTAATAGGATTACAGACTCTAGTTGAGTAGCAGTACCAATATATGACTCTCCTACAATGCGATCACCGTAGTAGCTCAAGACATCAAGCTCTCGCGCCAAAGACTCCAAGAGCATGACTTCAAGAGCGCCTGGATTCTGATTGGTCCATTCAGGGAACGCCACCTTGGCGTACGCCATCATGGCATTGAGAAAGCCTGTGTAGTCCTTCCCGGTGTAATCAATAGCGGGAACTCCCGCACTAACTTGCGCCATTTAGTGTTACCTCCGTAACGGTTCCTCCAACCTCTACGGTCACCATGTGAGCCACAGAGCTAGTACGTGAAGCCTGGAGAATTGGTTGATAGTTTACATTGATGGAGGCAGACCCTCCGCCACTGTCCTGTACGTTTTGTGTCACGGAGACAGCCTTGATACCTGGCTCATATCTGGTGAGCTGAGCATCAACCAAGGTAGCCAGGTTAGAAGAGATTACATCGTTGCTAGGAGCAAAGAGCATCTGAGACAAAGGAAGCCCCAAGCCAGCACGCATAGCGCGCCCGCCTTGTTCGGTGGACACGAGTGCATTTACTCTCTGAGCTACCTGAGTATCAGGATCAGATTCCGTAGATACCGCTCCGTTCTGGAGAACTGTAAACGGTATTGTCATTTGAATTCCCATAGCTATATTATCCCTTAGATTTGGTACGTGATATTCACGTTCATGACGGAACCAGCCACCCAAGAATACGCAGGAGTACCAGGAGTTACCCAACCAATGTCAGTCTGTCGAATAGCGAATACAGTCATATTGTTGCTGTTAGGTCCCAGCCAGGTATTGAGTGGATGCCAGGCATTACCACCAGTAGGATTGTATCTGCCATTACCAACCCAGCCGAAGTTTCCGTTAGGCACATTAGTGGAAGTAAACGGAATAGTTACAGTGATATTTCCCGTTCCAAGAGAAGTACCTGTTCCACCAATCAGCATAGCGGAAACAAATACAGTTCGTCCACTAAGCTGATAGTAACCTTGTGCGGTAAAACCAGTTCCTAGAGCAGACAGCCCAGACCATGTTGGCGTGTAAGAGTACCAAGGAGTATACACAGACTGCCAGGCTGTCCCATCATATACTTCCAAATCATTGATATCAGTTGCAAAAGCTAGCTGTCCCGCATATGGCGTAGCTGGCAAAGTAGAGGATGTCACCGTTGCTGGCACAGCCTGATTGGTAAAGTACACAGGCTTGGTAATGTCCCCACCACTGAAAGCAACCCAAACTGTAGAACCCACAGGAGGAATTGGCTCTTGAGGATTAGCCGGTTCGGCAGAACGAATCTCTGCGGTACCTGCAATTTGTGGACACTGGACCCTGATCAAACCCTTATTTGTTGGATCAGTATTACTAGTTACCAGTGATCTATATAGTGCATCATACTTAGGTTGCATAGATATTTGCTCCCATGTTACTTGAGACCCATACGCCGCCAATGAGCTTGGCAGGTACAGTCTGTGTTACGG